GCCAATATCAGTTTCTTGGGAATCTCAACTAACTAAGTTTGTTCTTTGAGACCCTAGAAGTTCGAGGTCGGCGCTTTCGTCAAACTAATTTACTTGATCGAAATCTCGCACCATCCTTGATGAAAGTATTCTTTAATACTTTGATCCAGAATTGGTGTCGGAAGACATCATTAAATTCAGAATGAAGATCAGCAACGCTACGAAGATTCTTAGGAACCTTAACAAAGGCAGGTAATTTTGCCCATGTTTCGGAACTTATTAATTCAATCAAAAGAGAGTCAATAATGACTTCTCGACCTAAAATTTTACTGGTTTTCCAAACTTCTCATAGAGAACTGGAGTCAGGGTCAGAATCTAAGGATTTAAAGATATCAAAAATATCAGTAAATTCATCTGGGAAATCTCCCGGGATGTACCTTATATCTACCCTTCTCTCAGAAATTCTTTGATTAAGAACGGTATGCAAGTGTAACTTTGGTGCACGGATAGGTGAAGATAAGAACTCACGAAGGGTCTCTCAACTTAGAATATGAAAAGTATTCATGTTGATTGATTCTTTGAGGGAACTTTCCTTCAACCATCCTGCTAATAAGCTTCTGATGTTTAGCTTGTCAAGTTTCTTGACATAGTTATCCAAGGAAGCGAGTTTCTTGTTATTAAAATCTTTTAAGTAACAATCTAATTTTCCTCAGGAAGTTATATTCCTAAGGTCAATCAAGAGTGGGTCGTAAGGATGTGAGGATACTAATGTATCTGCATCTAAATTTCCCATAGTTCGAACTTGTTCAGGCAAGCTAGCATAATGCTTAGCAAGCTTAACATAGTAAGAATAAGTTACAAAGTTGGTAAACCCAACGTTCTTCACAGAGCGAAGGGATGAAATCGAAGACCCCCAAAGGGGCGACGATCTATCCAACTCCTCTGGGTGAAAACCCCAGAGGGCCATGAGTGATCCTCTCTTTTCCAATCACGACGCGTATTGGTACCAATGTGTTTGGATCCAATCAGTCAACCTAAAAAGTGACTGAAAGGAACCTTCTAACAGAAGTCCAATCGGTGCAGGTGAGAAGTCAAGACCATTCAAAACCCATTTAGACGCAAACTCTCTAGAGACAAAGTCTGGTGATGAAATCACAGACTTGATCTTAGAGATCTTGACGCCTAAACAGGTAATGATGTTCTGGTACTCAATGGCAACCTCCTGATTCGCAATAACAATATCATCGCCTAGGATCATATAAGAAGTAAACTTCTTATACCCACAGCGGGCTGCGGCAAGTCGCACTAAAACATGATGTAGAAGTGCCATAGAGGCTCATGATGAGTATATCCCCATTCCCTGTCCAACGGCATAATAAACATATTTGCCTTGGCGGGTCTGGAAGGGTATACCTACCATGATATCTAGTCACTTCTGAATCATCTCGGGATCCTCAAAGTATTGGTTTAAAACTAATGCTTGGAGGACGACGGGTAGACGATCAGTTGCAGCGGATAAATCATATCTATATAACCTTTTGC